AGGTAATTATGATTAATTGGATCAAAGGCTATCAGGATAAACATTCAAATCCTGTATTTAAACATTGTAAGAATCCTAATAAGTGGGAAGTGAAAGATAGTAGATTTATTATGTTTCGTTATGGTAAAGGTGGTGCAATAGATATTAGAATCATGGAAAATGATACTGATTTTAAACATGACATAAACATTACTGTTGATGATGATGGTAAATTAAAAGCAATAGTATCGGAGCAAATCAAATGAATGATACAATTATTGAACAAATTTATGCTGAAAAGTATAACACAACCACCACAAGTCGTAAAGACATTGGTGACATTTATGTTGATGGGGTTCCTATTAATATAAAATCAAGTCATGTTGATAGAAATAACTATTCACCTAATCTTATTAGTGCTGATAAGTTATTCAATCATCTTAACAACCCAAGTAACAATTTACAGTTTATGTTTGTTAGATATGATGATAATAGTATAATAGATGAAAAGTTAATAGATGCAGAACACATTTCATGGGATTGTTTAGACATTAGATGTCAGGGTAAAGGTGTTATTCAACTTAGCAAATCTTTGAAAGTGGATAATACTCAAACCAGAGAACATTTCCTTAAAGGTTTATCTCAAGCATATAAAGTTTACATTACTAAAGAACGTAAAAAGTTAAACTTGTTAGAGGAGAAGTATTGTTAATGAAAGATTTAGTATTGTTTGGAGATTGTAAACAAACACTATCTGCATTTATTGATAAGGCACAAATGTGTGTTACATCTCCACCTTACTATGGTTTAAGAGATTATGGAGGGGAGGATAATCAAATAGGACAAGAATCATCTCCAGAAGAGTATATTCAAAGATTAGTATTAATATTCCGAGAAGTGCGTAATCTGCTAACTGAGGATGGTACATTATGGTTGAACATTGGTGATAGTTATTATAACTATAGACCTGGAAAAGGACAAGCATTAGTAAAACAAACTGTATCAAATAGTAAGCAAGATTTACCAGACAAATGTGCAAGACGAGGTAATAAATTAGAGGGACTAAAAGAGAAAGATTTAATTGGTATTCCGTGGATGTTAGCATTTGCATTAAGAGCAGATGGATGGTATTTAAGACAAGATATTATATGGCATAAACCTAATCCAATGCCTGAAAGTGTAAGAGATAGATGTACTAAATCACATGAATATATCTTCCTCTTAAGTAAGAACAAATATTATTATTATGACAATGAAAGTATAAAAGAACCTGCAAGAGATTGGGGAACAAGAGATAGAACTAATGGCAAATATCATAATGAAGGTACAGGTTTACAACCTCATTCTGGACTCACTAAATCATACTCAAAGGCAAATAAAAGGTCAGTTTGGAGTATAACAAACAAATCATATAAGGGTGCTCACTTTGCAACTTATCCACCTGAGTTAATAACTCCTTGCATATTAGCAGGTAGTGAAAAAGATGATATTGTCCTTGATCCATTTATGGGAAGTGGCACAACTGCAATGGTAGCAAGGAGTTTGGGTAGGTATTATATTGGTTGTGAGTTGCATAAAGAGTATAACAACCTAATCCAAGAGCGTGTGCCAGTTAACATTCTGTCCACTATTTCCCCCACTTGATGAAATATTTGCTATTATATAAGAGTAAACAAAATTTACTAATTTATGGCAACTAGGAGAAGAACATCAGCAGTTAAACCTACTACTGCAAGAAAGTCTCCCAAAACTGTTGTTAAGAAAAGCACAGTCACTCCAATAAAAAGTGTAAATAAAGTTACACCAATTGAGGCAGTGAAAGTGACAGAAACACCAGTTAAAAATGTTGAAAAGAAAGTAACAAGATCTTTAACACAATTAGATGGTTTTGAATTAATTTTATTACCACTATTATACCTTGAAGATTTTGCTAAAAGACTAATCAACAACCAGTTCTAGAACTGGCACACACAATCCCCATTTGGGGATTTTTTCATTTATAATAGAAGTATGAAAAACACACACATCAATCACCCTGAAGATTCTGTTTTAACTGGTGATTTATCAGTGTTAAAATGGTTTACTTCTAAGGGTAATTTATCAGTTAAAATAGATGGTTCTCCAGCAATAGTTTGGGGAACTAATCCTGCAACTGGTAATTTCTTTGTTGGTACTAAATCAGTATTCAACAAAGTAAAGATTATGATCAATGAATCTCATGAGGATATTGATACTAATCATGGTCATATTCCAAAGGTTGCTAACATTTTACATGCCTGTTTTGATGAATTACCTAGAACACAACACATTTATCAAGGTGATTTCATAGGATTTGGTGGTGATAATGTATATCAACCTAACACAATTGCATATAGTTTTGCTGATACAATTCAGCAGAAACTTATCATTACACCACATACAAGATACACTGCTGTTGGTGATTTAAGAAATGCAGTTTCTTATCAATTAAATTACATGTCTTTCTTAAAAGATTGTGTTGAAATTGATAGTGATGAGGATATATTTTGGTTATCACCTTATGTTGATCTTGATACTGATTTGAGTGATATTGTATCACTTTGTGAGTATGCTAGTGTTATATCAGGTGCAGCAAATTACATGGATAATACTACTGCTAAGAAGGTAATTATCAGTCTTAATAGTATTATTGCTAGTGGATTAGATATAGATGATTTAACATTAATTGCACTTGCTGATTATCATCATGTAGGTGTTAATTTGCTTAGATTGTGGAAATTAGTCCAATCAATCAAGCATGAGTTTATGTTACATATTGCCACATATAATGAGGTAGAATGTTATATTAATGGTGAAGAAGTTGGGCATGAAGGTTATGTTCTGTCTAATGATTATGGTACATTCAAACTCATTTATAGGGAGGTATTTTCCAATGCAAATTTTAATAGAGTGAGGGCATAAATGTCCTCTCTAAGGTATCTAAATGCCTCTCTAATTGTCCTTTAATTGTTATTACTATGTCAACCTCAAAAGTATTAAAAGAACTCTTTGAATTAAAAGAGGAATATAAGAAACAAAACCTACAATTTACACCAGCACAAAAAGATAGATATGCTGAGTTATTAAATAAGAGAAGGGAAATTGTAAGTGATTATTATAAGAATGATTTAGTATTTAAACCCAATGCAACAACTAAGTCAGTTAAAAAGGAGGCAAAGTAACAATGAAATGGAAAGTTCAAATGTATGTTGGTGGCACAGTATTTTATGAAAATGTACATGCTGTTAACAGATTAGATGCCATTGAAACAGCAAAGGCAAGAAATCCTAAAGCAAGAGTAATAGCAACTAACCCTGATTTATCACAATGAGTATTATCGAACTAAGTGAAAAAAGGTTTATTAGATGTGTATTAGAGAATGGATTTCTCTATGATGAATCACATCAAGGATATACAAGAGTCTGGGAAACTAACACCCCAGATGGCAAATTACAGTGCTTAGAAGTATATAAGCAAGAGAATAATCAATGGAAACAAATAATGTATGGAAGTGATGGAGGTGTATTTTTTACAGAAGATATAAACATTAATGAACACATACCATGACAATTTGCACATCAGGTGATAACTTAAACACCAAACTATCCTCTACTGGATGGTTAACTAACTTACATATTGCTATTGAAGCATATAACTATTTTATTGAACATGGCACACATAAGCATATATTTATGGAGAAGGATATTGAGGTGCATTATTGTGACTTAACAGAAGATAATGTATTTGGTTGGTGTGAACAATGTGATGACAATCGTTGGTTAGTTACTATACATAATGATCTACAGATTACAGAGCATTATAAGACATTATTCCATGAATTTCAACACATAATTCAAGACATTTATGGCATAAAGTGTGAAGAGGTAAGAGAAACTGAAGCATACCAGATTGAGGGTGCTATGTATAGAGAAATGTGTGCCACTTGATAAAGTGTCCATTTTTCTCCCCATTGTGGTGGATTTTTGCTATTATATAAATGTGGAGGAGATCATCTGCAGTAACTGAGTTAATCATCTGCAGTAACTGATCCTCTTTCACTTGTATTTTCACTTTAATTGTTTATGTCAACTCTAGCAAATGAAACACTATTAGAGAACATTTATGATGAAGTATTAGAAGAGTTATTTGATACTGGAAGAATCTCAAATTGCTCTCAAGATGATATTAATTCTGAGGTAATGAGAAGATTCCAAGATATATCAAACTAACACAATTCACTTTACTAACTATCACAAATGACAACTAATTCAACTCTTAAGTTAACATCAGACCAAGCACAATTACTTCAACAAATGTTTGGAGATTTAGCATCTTTAGACTATGATTATAAGTATGATGATGATTTTGGCACTGGTGTATTCAATCAATTATGGGATAAGGTTACTAAAATGTAATCTTCTCCCCTTTTTCTTATCCACTTAACTAACATTTATTATGCTACAATTCTTGACAATAGTGTTAGATAACTTCTGTAATTGCAATGGATTAGAAATGGCAAGTGCAGATGATCTACTCTATGATGGTGATAACACACTCACCCAATATCAAAAAGATTGGTTAACCCAATACATCAAAGTATGGGACATTATTATCAATGAGGAGGACTAATTATTATGGTTAAATCTGAATCTTTTGGAAGAATATTTTGGATTGATGATAATGATGACTTCAAATCATGTCCACAAAATATAGATGGCACTGGTGATTTTGACCTGTGAAGATTATGTATCAGAGTGGACAGATTGGGAAGGAGTTAATTTTGAAACTCTCCTTAATATTCATCAGTCTTGTGTAATTAACAAGCAAAATCATGCAAACTCATTACTATTGGAGGGTATTTAATTATGAAAGCAACTACACAAATAGAGAGAGACATTGCATTTTGCATTGATGAATTAGAACTCACTAATTATCAAATAGGGGAACTATTAAGAGCAACTGAGAAACTAGGTAATATCCCTGTTGAATATTTTTGTGATGAATTTATATTTGATTGTGATAGAGATGAAGATGAATTTGATAGAATACATGATAATCATTACTTACATATTGAACAATTTAATGCACTTTATGAGGAGGATTACCAATGAAACTGTTAGTTACTTCCATTCAATTTGATTTTAATGATGATTATGATGATGCCTATAAGTTAACATTAGATGAGCAAATTGCAATTACTAATGATAACTTAGGCATCTGGGAAGTTGATAATGAAGATGAATTAGTTGATAAGATAAGTGATAAATCAGGTTGGTGCATTAAACATATTGATTATACATCTAACCTTATACATTCACTCACAAGTTATCTTTAAGGAGGACAATTAGTATGAAAACATTAACATATAGTGACAGTCCATTCTTTTCAAATTGGAGTCAAACTTACTTCACTAATTTAACATTAGACCAGCACATTGCTAATAACAATTGGTTGATGAATACACTGACTATGTTAAAAGATGATGGCATATTATATGTACCAGTTCTTGATAAGAATTTCAATAGATTAGGGGAGGAAGTGAAATGAATGTAAGTAAATCTACAAGAGCAAGTAAGAATGGGAAATTGATAATATGTCCACAATGTAATAGTCATGCAAGAGTATTTCACTTTAGTTGGAGTGCATTAAACTGCATACATTGTGATGCTAGTGTTAACAAATTAGATTGGAGATTATGATGGCAACTTATCAAAAATGGGAGTGAAAGTTATGCTCCTAAAGTAACAACAATTAGGTTATCATATAGAGGAGTAAAATATAATAAAACGTGTGACAGTAAACAAAGTGTCCACAATTTCACCCATTGTCCCTAGAATCTGCTATTATAATAATGTTAGGGGGATCACTCCTCTTAATTGTTAACTAAGTCCTTTATTTCTTCACACTATGAGAAAAATTGAACAGCAAATGAATAGGGCAGTTGTTAACAAGAATGACTGGTCTAATTCCAATACATTTGTTGACTACAATTCAAACACAAATTGTAGCACAGTTGTATTACATAGAACTGCAATTGCAGTCTATGATCATAAGAATCAAGCACTCAAATTGAACACTGGTGGTTATACAACAGTAACCACAAAGAGCAGACTAAATGCTATTTTAGATGAGGTAATGTATGGTGCTAAAGTATTCCAGAAAAACTGGGATTGGTATCTAAGTTATAACAATCAGACAGTAGATTTCTGGGATGGAATGATACTTAGTCAAGGTGAGGTAGTATAAATTATGCAACTAACTGCAAGATCAATTTGTATAGATTATTATCCAATTAAGACTTGGAGTAATAACATTATACCTGAAAAGTATCTAAGAATATTAACATTTAAGGGTCAAACTCAGACTAAGAGAATAATAACTGAGGCACAATTAAATGATGAGATATTAGATAGGGTTACAAATTACAGTTACAATGTTACAGATAATCATACAAATAGACCACAATTTCACACCTCTGGAGGTACATTATGACTGAATTAGTATTAGTTAAGACTGACCAAGTTTATGACTATTGTTTACAATTATGTGACATATTAGATGAAAGATTTAAGAAAGAATTTCCTACACTAAATCAAACTTTTGAAGTAGATAAGGGTAGAAAGTATTATAGAGTTTGGGGAATTGATAATCAAAAGACTATACATTGCTTTGTTAATATTAAAACAGGAGATGTATTTAAACCAGAAAGTTATAACAAACCTGCTAAACATGTAAGGTATAATTTATTAGATGATGTGTCAAGACAAAGTATGTTTGAAAAGGCACATTATGCAGGAGGTTACTTATACTTAAGATGATGAATATACTTACTATCTTAGTATTAGTATTGATACTCTCATTACTATTATACTTTAAACACTACAATCCTCACCACTAATTATTATGAACACAACCATTCTTTACAGTTTCCCAGAAGATTTAAAATACAGATATATGAGTTTTAATACATATGAAAAGGCACTAAAAGCAATTGAATTGTTTAAACAAATAGAAGTAAAAGCAGAGGTGAAAGTATGAACAATCTAAAGTATATTACACCCCAATTCTTTCACTATTGGTTAAATGATTGTCCAGTTAAATGGGAAAGAATAGGAGATGATATTACCACAGTAAGTTACAAGTTCTATCTACCAATTGAGGAGGCAAAAGTATGAACAATCCATCCCAGATTAGAGGTAGCGAGGGTATAAGTTCTATGAGAGATTACACTTACTCAGATACATTTTATAAACAGATTAAGGAAGAAGAATCACATTGGTTTTACCCAAGTTTTCCACAGGTTTATAACAATAGTTGTGGAAAAAGTATTAATTAGTGTGGATAAATGGTTAATTAAATGTATATGAGTTGTTTAATCAGGGTTTGAAAAGTGTAATAAATAGAGGGTTAATTAGGTCACTAAATGTGTTTGAGAGTAGTGATCTTGGGGAGCAGTCTAACAGAATCTCCCCCAAATGTCAAGAGAGTTGTTGTAATGTTACTGAGGTATTATCATTTCCAGACATACAACAATTTCTAAATATTATACTTGACATTGTTAGTGAATTGGTCTATAATTACATCATAGTTACTAACAGTTTCTCTCCCTAAGTCTCATGTCAGTTCTTTACACTCCCACCACTAATAAGTCTGTGAGAGTAACACTAACTCTTTCAGTACAAGATGATTTTAATCCAAGGCAAATTGATTGGAGAAAGTTATTTGAATTAGAAGACAATGAGCAGGTAGAAAGTTATATTGAAGAACTGTGAATAACACACACTAAATGTTATCAGACCTGAGTAAGTCTCTAAACTATTCTGTACACTTTATCATTATGATTATGTCAGCAAACTTTGCATTTTTCCTACTTGAGCAAACTAACAACGGAGCAGAGATATTATCAGTCTTAGATGATATTGTAGAGGTGACAGATACAGTACTATAACTAACAACAACTGTGTGCTCCTTATGTTATACTTAGGGAGCACAGTTTATT